TAGATCCTTATACTCAAATGACTTTTACTAAAAAAGAAATTGAAGAGTATATTAAAGATCAATTAATATATAATCAAATATAATATTATGCCAGCCGTTAGTAAAGCACAAAAGAAATTATTTCAATTAGCTTTAGCAGTTAAAAAGGGTTTAGTTGATGCGGCAACAGTAGATAGTAAGATTAAAGAATTAGCAAAAAAATCAGATCAAGAATTGAAAGATTACGCAGAAACTCCAGAAGAATCATTACCTAATAAAGTAGAAGAAAATGCACCAATGGCTACTCCAGCATCAGTTAATGGAATGGGAGATGTGTCATTACCAGGTAATCCTGGTACCCAAGATTCTTTTTCAACACAAGAAACTGGATCCGGTGATTTAGCTTCTACTAGTGCATTAACTGATGGTGATGAAAAAACTAAAAAGAAAAAAGGTAAAGATATGTATAAATTCTTAAAATATAATGCCTTTGTTGGCGAAATGCTAGTTAATGAATCGATGATACCAACCCTTAGAGATGTTAATAAAATGTCAAAAGATCAATTAATCAGGATTCAAGGAATTCTCTTTGGAAGATCAGATCAAAAAAAGATCTTAAATGCAATTAGAAAAAGATTAGAACAAATAGATGAATCAGTTAATGAAGGTAAAGATAAATGGGTTGTATATGATATCGAAACTAAAAAAAGACTTCCTAATCCCGGTAAATCATGGGCAACTATGAAAGCTGCTCAAGCATTTGCAGATAAACAAAAGAATGCAGATGTAGCATCTGATATTTGGTATTTTGATAAAATAAAAGAATCACTTAATGAAGGTCCTGATTATAGTGAGGCTTCTTTTCAAATGGATAAAATCTTTGGAGATGATCAAGAATCTATTGAAATTTTTCAAGATATCGAAGATAATGGAACTGTTGAAGATATGATCGATTATATAGAGAATTATGGTGATGAAGATCAGTTGCAACGTTATGGTATAAGATCTGCTGCACATGTTAAAAAGTTTGCTCAACATATAATGAGAAAAAGATAACAAGCAAATATACTGAAACTTACTTCCCTCCGGTGCATATAATAATTAAACTATGCACTTATGAAATTCCTTAAAATACGAGATGTAAAGACACCTACTAGAGGTACTAGTCAATCGGCTGGGATAGATCTATACATTCCTAATAATTTCCAATATACTGAATTAAAACCAGGAGATTCCTGTTTAATACCATCTGGTCTACGAGTAAATGTGCCACAAGATCATGTTTTTATAGCAATGAATAAAAGTGGCATTGCAACTAAACGTGGTTTACAAGTTGGAGCTTGTGTAATTGATGAAGATTACCAAGGAGAAATACATATACATTTAACCAATGTCAGTAATAAATATGCAGCTATAGATGCTGGAGATAAAATTGTTCAATGTTTATTGATGCCAATTGTATACGATGGAGTTGAAGTAGTTAATAATGAAGAAGAGTTATATAGTGGCAAAATTACAGAAAGAGCTTCTGGTGGATTTGGTTCAACTGGAGTAAAATAAAAAAATATGCAAAATTTATCCAATCTTGGACAATCATCTGGTGGTCCTAAAATAGATATTAAAAGTACTACAAAACTAATATGTGAATCATGTGAAAGTGAGTACTTTGTTGAGGCTTTAATGCTTCGAAAAGCTTCCCGGATATTGACCGGTGCTGCAGAAGATATGGTTATACCTATACCAACCATGAGATGTGCAGATTGTGGAAATGTTAATGATGAGTTTAAGATAAAAGAATTATGATATTAGATATTGAAACGAGATTTAACAATTTACGTATATCGTATTTTGATAAAAATGGAAATGTAAAGTTAAATGATTACAACGTTGGTACTATTAATAATTGGACTGTTTGCTCCGAAACCGATCCGAAAAAGGATGCAAAGTATCGTAATTGGGATGGTAAACCAGTCAAAAAAACTCGCGGTAAATATCTTAACAAATGGTCTATATACGAGTTTATTAATAATAGTCTTGATATTGATCAGTTGTCCGCACTAAACTTCCCTAAAATTTATTCAATAGATATTGAGACTGAAGTTATTGATGGATTCCCTAATCCGGAAGTAGCTAGAGAAAGAATCACAACTATTGCCATAGCAACACAAGATAAAAAAGTTATGGTATTAGGATGGAAACCTATTTCTAAAGAAGAAGAAAGAAAAATATATGATAATACTAAAAACCACTTAAAGAAATTCGGTGATTGGGAATTCAAATATAAATGCTTTGATGATGAATATAATATGTTGTATACATTTATCAATAGACTATTACCAAACTTTGCATTTGTAACAGGATGGAATTATATTGGATTTGATTGGAAATATATTGCGACAAGATGTAGAAATTTAGGAATAGACGTTGCACAAGCAAGTCCATCTAAAAAAGTTAATAGAGATGGAATTCCTTTACATATTGCAATGATGGACTATCTTCAAATTTATAGACAATTTGATAGAACTATTGCAGTTAAAGAAAATAACACATTAGATTTTGTTTCTAATGCTGTATTAGGTGTACAAAAGATCAAATATAATGGTACTTTGCAAGAACTTTATGAAAATGATTATGACAAATATGTATTCTATAATGCAGTTGATGCTGCATTGGTTACCGAAATTCATGAAAAAATTGCAACAATAAATGCAGTTTTATCAGTATCAGTTTTATGTAATATAAGTCTTTACAAATCGGTAAGTGCGGTTAATATTACTGAAGCATTTTTATGGAAGAAATATTATCAAAGAGATTTAGTTGTTGCTGATGAATTTATTAGACCAAGCGAACATAAAGGATATGAGGGAGCTTATGTAAAAGAACCACAAACTGGATTTTTTAAAGGTGCTGCATGTTTTGATTTTGCATCGCTATATCCATCAATAATGAGACAAATAAATATCTCACCTGAATCCTTTATCAAAAAGGAATATGACCAAGAAAAATTAGAGGAAGCAAGAAAAGATGAAACAAAAATAGTATCGGTAACTGGTTCCATATATGATACCAAACCAAGTGCTATGAAAGAAATTTTAACCGACTTATATTCTAAAAGAAAATCTCATAAACAAAGACATTTAGAATTAGAAATAGAAATACAAAAACTCAAAAAAAATCGTAGCTAAAGATGGAATTATCAAATCAGATCTTATCAGATATAACTGTGCATATGAAGTATGCAAAATATTTACCAGAACTAAATAGAAGAGAGACTTGGGAGGAGTTAGTGACACGGAATAAGAAGATGCATATTAAACGATATCCTGAATTAGCAGACCAAATTGAAGAAAAATATAAATTTGTATATGATAAGAAAGTCTTACCATCTATGAGAAGTTTACAATTTGGTGGAAAGCCAATTGAAATATCTCCAAATCGTGTATACAATTGTGCATACTTACCTATCGATCATATTGATTCATTTCANGAAACAATGTTTTTGTTGTTAGGTGGGACTGGCGTTGGCTTTTCTGTACAAAAACATCATGTTGAAAAACTACCTCCAATAAACAAACCATACACTAAACGAATTCGAAGATTTTTAGTCGGTGATTCAATAGAAGGTTGGGCAGATGCAGTAAAGGTTCTCATCAAATCATATATGGGTGAAAGACGAAGCTCTAAAATAAAATTTGATTATTCCGATATTCGTCTTAAAGGTGCTCAACTAGTAACTTCCGGAGGCAAAGCTCCTGGACCTCAACCATTAAAAGAATGTATAGTTAAGATCAAAGGATTGTTAGAAGATAAAGAAGATGGAGATCAATTAAGTACATTAGAAACTTATGATATTATATGTCATATTGCCGATGCGGTACTTGCTGGTGGAATTCGTAGAGCTGCATTAATCGCATTATTTAGTGCAGATGATGTAGAAATGATTCAATCAAAAGCCGGTGATTTTTGGGAATTAAATAACCAAAGACAAAGAGCTAACAATTCTGCAGTTATCATGAGACATAAGATAAGCAAAGAATTTTTCATGAAGCTATGGGAACGTGTACAATATAGTGGTAAAGGTGAACCAGGCATTTATTTCAATAATGATAAAGATTGGGGTACAAATCCATGTTGTGAGATTGCTTTACGACCATACCAATTTTGCAATTTATGTGAAGTTAATGTAAGTAATATAGAATCCCAAGAGGATTTGAACGAACGAGTAAAAGCTGCAGCATTCATAGGAACATTACAAGCTGGATATACTGAATTTCATTACTTACGAGAGATATGGCAAGAGACAACAGAAAAGGATGCTTTGATAGGTGTTAGTATGACTGGAATTGCAAGTGGAAGAGTGCTAGGTTATGATATGAAACAAGCTGCAGATAAAGTAAAAAGAGAGAATTCCAGAGTCTCAAAAATTATAGGAATAAATTCTGCTGCAAGATGTACAACAGTTAAACCTGCAGGAACTACATCATTAGCTTTAGGAACATCATCTGGTATACATGCATGGCATAATGATTATTATATTAGACGTATACGAGTTGGAAAGAATGAAGCCATTTATCAATATCTTGTAGATAATCATCCAGAATTAGTTGAAGATGATTATTATAGAGCCTATGATACGGCAGTAATTTCAATACCACAAAAAGCACCACATGGCTCAATTTTAAGGACCGAGACTCCGTTTGAATTACTTGAAAGAGTTAAAAAAATATCTTCTGAGTGGGTAAAACCTGGTCATAGGAAAGGATCTAATACACATAATGTATCAGCTACCATTTCCTTAAAATGGGAAGAATGGTCAGATGTTGGAGAGTGGATGTGGAAAAATAGAGATTATTACAACGGTTTAGCAGTTCTACCACATGATGGTGCTGAGTATAAACAACTACCATTTGAAGATATTGATGAAAAAACTTACACTAATCTAATGCAATCACTTTCTGAAGTAAATTTGAACCAAGTGGTTGAAATTGATGATAATACTAACCTTTCTGGAGAACTTGCTTGTGCTGGTGGTGCATGTGAGATTAAATAATTGAAACTATATAGAAATAGTTGCATATAATAATTAAACAAATTATGCAACTAGAGATTACTAAAATCCACACGCCTCAACTATCGGCAATGGTTAAGAAGTTATTATTGATGGATAGTGCCATCTACCTTAACTTAACAAGAGATAGAATTTATTCTAATTCATATTTACCAACTAAAGATGTGGCCAAAATAGTTACTTTGCCTACATCAGAGGTTTTTGAATTTAAGACTTCTCCAGATAATGATATTAAAATATCCTTTTTTGCAGGACAAAAATTGATTGATTGTTTAAAGTATTTTGATTTACATTCTTTACAAGGCCAACTTCATTATTATGAAGAAGGTGGTGAATATTTTGCAGAGAAGTTAGTGATAATGGATAATACTTTAGAAATAACATTGCATTGCGCGGATGTTTCATTAGGTTTTACTACCATGTCAGATGCACAAGTAACTGCTGCATTTGGAAAAGATGGTGAAGTTTATTCATTTGACCTATCACAAGAAGTTCTTACAAAATTAAATAATCTCATAACATTAGATAAAAATGAATTATTCAAAATTTATTCAGATGAAGCTGGTGTTCATGTAGCTGGAGATACTTATGATATTGTAGTAGATGATACTCAAGAAACAAATCACCCTGAAGTTAATTTATTCAAAAGTTTCTTTTCAAGAATAGCCAAAGAATCATATAAAGTTTCAGTTTGCCAAAATAAATTAGTTTTAGATTCTGAGGATTCTGATACTAATATTGCATTAAACCTTGCAATCAAAGCATAATGTCAGAATTAGATGCACAAATATCACGGCTCGAAGAGGAGAGTTTAAGGAACTATAATTTAGAACAAGCAATAAAGCTTTGTATTAATTCTATTTATGGAGCCTTTGCTAATAATTATTTTCATTTCCGAAATACTGAAATTGCTGAGACAGTAACTTTACAAGGACAAGATGCAATTAAACATACAGAAAAAGCAGTTGAAAAATATTTCAAAGAATTTTGGCATAAAGATGCAAAATTACATGAAGCATTAGGTATTACATGTGAAGTAAAACCATTAACACACCACGTTTGGAAATATACAGATACGGATTCTGGATATATCATTTTTGAAGAGGTTATGGAATCATGTAAATGGGAAGGAACTGTTACCGATTTTATATTACAAATAAATAAATTAAGATTAGCTAGCTATATTCAAATGACTCTTCAAAAATATGCTAATCGATATAATTCCGAAAATTTTTTAGATTTTGAATTAGAAACAATTGCAAACAATGCTATTTGGGTAGCTAAAAAGAAATATGTACAAAATATAGTTTGGAAGGATGGAAAAGAATACGATAATTTATCTTACATATCTACAAAAGGTCTAGAAATTATCCAATCTTCAACTCCTGCATTTTGCAGATCTAAATTAACAGAATTAGTTAAATTTTTATTTTCAAAAGATAAATTAGATAATGATGCTGTGAGTGGACTTACTCAAATATTGAAAGAAATTAAAAAGGAATTTAAGTTAGCTGATATTGAACAAATATCTTCTAATCGAAGGATTGGTGATTATAGAAAATTTATGGTTAATGATACAACTGAATTTGAAATTGCTAAAGGATGTCCTATACATGTTAGAGCTGGTGGATATCATAATTATCTAATTAACAATTCATCAATGAAGAATAATTTTGACCTAGTAAAAACTGGAGATAAAATAAGATGGTATTATGCATCAGATCAATTTTGTGATGTATTTGGTTATTTGCCTGGAGAATATCCATACCAAGTAGCTCCTAAAATTGATATTGAAAGACAATTTGAAATGTTCGTATTAGAACCATTAAATAGAATTATTGTTCCTTCGGGAATGCCAAGATTAAATAGAAGTTTAGCCTACACATTAGCGCTATTCTAAAAAACAAATTAAATTATGAGATATACCATCAACGAAAAAGAAAAATATCTAAGTATACATGAAGCAGATGTACCAGTAAAAGAATTGGTTGAACTGTTAAAAAAATATACAGAATATAAAGTTCAAATCAATGTAAGAGTTCCTGAGAATTCTTATCAAATGATCACTGATGCTGGATTTCCAATATGGACTTCTAGCGAACCAACTGACCCTTACAAAATAACTTGTGAAAGTGAAGTTGCAGGAAGTAAAGATCCTTGTGTATGTGGTAAAAATAAAAAGAAGAAATAATATGGCTAAAGAATTTACATTTGAAGAACTAAACAAATCACTATCCAAACATTCTTTGTATGGTGCTACTATGGATAAAAGTACATTCTCTAAAATAGATGAATTTATTGGAACAGGTAATTATATGCTTAATGCATGTTTGAGTGGTTCATTATTTGGAGGTGTTCCTAATAATAGATCAGTTTGCTTTGCTGGACCTTCTGGAACTGGTAAAACATTCTTATTATTAAATGTTGTAAGAGAAGCACAAGCAAAAGGTTATCAAATTATATTTTATGATTCAGAAACTGCTGTAGATATTGATATGATAGAAAAATTTGGAATAGATCCAAAGAAGTTTAGATATGAACCATGTAATACAGTTCAAGAATTTAGAACCTCTATAACTAATCTTGTTAAGATCATAAGTGAACAAAAAAGAAAAGGTTTAGATGTTCCAAAAGTTATGGTTTGCTTAGATTCTTTAGGTAATCTTGCTTCACAAAAAGAAATTGATGATGCAATGAGTGGAAGCGATAAAGCCGATATGACGAGAGCAAAAACTATCAAATCATTATTTAGAATACTCGGAACTCAATTAGCTGAATGTAAAATTCCATTTGTATTCACTAATCATACCTATTCCGGCCAATCTTTTATCCCTATTGTTACGGCTGGTGGTGGTACTGGTCCTGAATATTTCGCATCTATAATACTATTTCTCAGNAAAGCTCAATTAAAAGAAGGACAAGAAAAAGCTGGTATTGTGGTGACTGCGACTCCTAATAAAAATAGATTTGCTAAACCAACTCCAGTAAAATTCATAATTCATTTTGATAAAGGAATGAATCAATATATTGGATTAGAAAAATATATTTCATGGGAAACTTGTGGAATTGAAAAGGGAGAAATTCATAATCAAAAAGGTTATGATAAATGGAAAGATGGAGATAAAAAAGGATATGATTTAGAAAAGTATTCATGGAAAGATACCGAAGATAATGATTGGTATTTTTGGCCAAAACCTACTGCTCGAAAATTTGTTTCAAAAGATCTTTGCCAAACTATAGACGTTCAACAATTATTTTCAAATATAGGATTACCACTTCATCTTCTTAAACAAATGGATGAGATGGTAATAAAACCAGATTTTTCTTATGGTGTAAATGAAAATGTTGTTGATGAATTAGAATCAATAATCCAATCAAATGATGAAGACAAAGAATAATTTTAAAATAAAATATATTATTGGTACATATAAAGATGATCCAAATTACCCAAGTAAAGAAGATTTATTTGCTGTAGCTGATATGTGGTATTATTTAGATGGTGGAAAAAATTGGATCCATGATTACCGAGGTCTTCCAGACCAAGGGGAAACTATTTTCACTATAGAAAAGTTATTAGATGCTGGATTACCTAAAAGAAAAACCATGAATTTACTTTCCGAATTAATCGAACGTGGTGATATTGGAGTTGCAAAAGAAACTAAACACACAATATACCATATAATAAATAAAAGATAATTATGTTAGATATTGTTGAGTTCGAAAAGGTATTTTATTTGTATACATTAGAAAATCCAAAATACTTTAAGTCCATAAAACCAGAATTTTTTGATAATGATGATTTAGGACTACTCTTCAAAGTGTCTAAAGTGTTTCATGAGAGATTCAATGAAGCACCTTCAAAAGATCAAATAAAACTTTTAACCAAACAAAAACAATTCAAAGATAAAATAACCGAATCATTAGTTGATTTAATATTCGATCAAAATATGAAATCATATGATGATGAATGGGTTAATGAAACTACCGAAGCTTGGATCTTATGGAAAAATTTAGATAAGACTATTATTGATACAATTGAATATGTAAAAACTGTTAAGGTCACTCCACAAAATATCAAGGAAATTGTTTCTAAAACTAAAGGACTTTTTGTTGAACGTAATTCTATTGTTTTTGATGAATCTTTAGGACTTAACTTTTTTGATCCAGTTTCCCATAAAATTGCAAGTGAAAATAAAATAACATCATCACATAAGTGGGTGGATATGAGAAGTTCTGGTGGATATTCATTAAAGACTTTAATTGTTTATGCTGGAGAACAAAATATTGGAAAATCTATTTGGTTAGCAAATGATGCTGTAAAATATATTAGAGATGGTCATGATGTGGCTTTCATATCTGCTGAAATGGCAGAAGGAGATGTTATTCAAAGAATAGGTGCAAATATGTTAAATGTGCCAATGTCTAAATATGAAAAGTTTGCAAAAGATCCTAAAAAATTACAAAAGAAACTTGCTTCTTTATCCGGATCTATTATACCTCCTGGTAATTTATATGTTAAAGAATTCCCAACATCACAAGCAACTGTGAATGATTTGGAGAGTTATTTAAAGTCTTTGGAAGATTCGAAAGGAATAAAATTAAAAGTAATCATTGTTGATTATATAAATATCTTATCAAACCAAAGGAATCCAAATACAGAAAATACTTATATGAAGATCAAACAGATCGCCGAAGATCTTCGTGCAATGGCACAACGAAACGAATGGATAGTAATCACTGGTACACAAATCAATCGTAGTGGTTATGATTCATCAGAAATAAATATGGGAAATATAGCCGAATCGGCAGGGCTTTCTCATACAGCAGATATGATGTACGGTATCATTCAAGACTCCTCAATGCATTTGAATAATGAATATTGGCTTAAGATTCTTAAGATCAGAAAAGGATCCGGGAAGAATAGTAAATGTCGATATACAATTAATTATGATTATATGCGTTTAGAAGAAACAGATGAAATAGTAAATTCATTAACTTAAAAAATACAAAACAAATGAATATATTTAATGATGAAGATGAAAATTTAACAAGTGATGCCCAAGAAGCACAAAAAGATGATCTAGATAGATTTTCTAGCTTGCAAAATGATAAAATCTTTAATAACTCTTATGAATCTACTGAATATGATACTAGAAAAATATCATTTAATGTAGCTCCACAGTATAGTGGAACCAATACTTCACCTGAAGATAGAATCGAATTAGATATGGCATGGACAGTAGTCTCCGAAATACTTGACCATAGTAAATTTAAAAATTTAAACAGAGCCGATAAAGAAGGAAACTATAAAAAATTAAATAAATTACAAATCAATGAAGTATATTCTTTTATTGTTATGCAATTACCTGAATTTCCTAGAATACAACTTTTTTCAGTTGTGCAAGAATACTTCGATGTGAACTCTAATAAATTCTATGATTCTCTTTCTAATACATTTAAAAAGGAATTAATTGAAGAATTACGAAAGGTTGGTTATATGAGAGAAAAAACCAGTGGACCTTTATTTTAAAATATGTTAGTTAAAAAGAAAACTGCAAAACGAGTGTGGATTATATCAGATACACACTTTGGTGCAAGGAATAATAGTGTTGAGTGGTTGGAACGAATGATCGCATATTTTGAAGATTATTTTATACCAATTGTTAAAGAAAACTATAAACCAGGAGATATACTTTTACATTGTGGAGATGTTTATGATAATAGGCAATCGATTAATTTATTAGTCTTACATAAAACATTAGATTTATTTGAAAAGTTTTCTAATATATTTGAAGATGGTGTATATGTTATTGCTGGAAATCATGATATTATGAGAAAAAATACTAATGAAATTTCATCATTAGATTCTTTAAAATATATTCCAAATGTAAATATCTATAAAGAACCAGTAACTCTTCAAACTAAATACAATGAATGTTTATTAATGCCATGGAGAAAATCTGAGAATGATGAACGTTTAGCTATAGCAGGAAGTGATGCAGAATATTTATTTTGCCATACCACTATTCATGGGGCTAAAATGGATAAGTATTTCAAAGCAAGTCATGGAATTCAAGCAAGAGATTGCAAACAATTTAAGAAAGTTTTTACCGGTCATATTCATTTAGCCCAAGAAACAAATAATATAAAATATGTAGGTAATCCTTACCAAATGACTAGATCGGATGCTAATAATACAAAAGGTTTTTGGTGTATTGATTTATCAAATGGTGATGAACATTTTTATGAAAATACATATTCTTCTAAATTTGTTAAAATCTATGTTAATAAAGCATTAGAACATACATTAGGAGATATTCTAAAAGTTTCTGAAAACAATTTTGTTGATGTATATGTTCCAAATGATTACTTAATGAAATATCAAGTAACATCCTTAATTGATGAAATTAGCAAAGTTTCTAAACGCTTAGATGTTATCCCATTTGAAATAGATGAGAATCTAAATATAGAAGAATATGATTTAGATTATGATAAAACTTTAGATACATATAATCTTTGTGAAAAATATGTAGATGGAATGACATTAGACAAGAAAACAAAAACAAATATATTACGAACATTAAAAAAGGCTTATTTAGAAGCTATAAAATAATATGAAAATACAAAAAGTAGAATGGAAAAACTTTAATGGATATGGGAATATATCTCAATCCATAGACTTTACAAAAGATGGATTATTATACCTTTTAGTTGGATCAAATGGTGCAGGTAAAAGTACTATTGCTGAGGTCATAACATATGGATTATATGGTAAAGTTGAAGGAAAGAGATTAGGTGATTTAGCTAATCGAATAAACCGAGGAATGGAAGTATCTATTCATTTGAATTGTAAAGGTAAGAATCTTTTAATTAAACGAGGAATTTCTCCAAATTATTTTGAATTATTTATTAACAAAAGACAATATGATCAGGCTGGCCAAAAGAACGTACAAGAATATTTAGAAAGCGAATTATACGATATTCCTTACCAAGTCTTCAAAAATATAATCATTCTTTCTGTCAATGATTTCAAATCATTTTTAACAATGTCCAATTCTGATAAAAGAAATATAGTTGATAGACTATTTGGATTCACTGTTATTAATTCAATGAGAGAAACAATCAGAGAAAAACGACGAGAAGTAAAGGCTTCTATACAAACTTTATATGATGAGCTTAATATATTAGATGATTCGATAGTTAGTATAAATGATAAAATAGATTTATTAAAGAAAGAAAAGAAAATTGATCAATCCAAATTGATACAAGAATATGAATCTAAATTAAAAAAAATAAACACAAAACACAATGATACATCAGAAAAATTGAAAAAACTCAATAATAAATATATTGATTTACAAAAAATAGTTCAAGAGAAATCATCTGATGAATCAACTTTAGTCACTAATTTAAAAGATATTAAAAAACGGTTAGATTTATTTGAAAATGAATGTTGTCCAACTTGTGGAGGAGATCTACAAACAGAAGAACATACACATATCAAAGAAAAACTAATCAAATCTGCGGTTAACTCAAAAGGCAAATTAAAAACAATTAGAGAGGATTTAGGTAAAGCAAATGATTCACTTTCAAAGTGTGATGGATTTGTCAAATCATGTAAGGATTCAATTACACGGTTAGATACATTAATCGGTCAATATAAATATGAATTAGATCAAACAGTAGCAAAATCTGAAAAGAAAGACTTTCAATATTTAAAACAATTAATTGTAGAAAATTCAGATACACAAAAATCTAAATCTAATTCTAAATATAAAGAAGAAAAGAATGACAAATTCTTAGAAGTTGTGGAATCTATATTAGGTGAAGATGGTATTAAGAATCTTGCATTGAAAACTATTTTACCTCCATTAAATGCCTCAATCGATTCAATGGTAAAGCAAATGCATATTCCTCATAGAATTCGTTTTGATGAAAAATTTGATTGCAAAATAACATCATTAGGAGAAGAGATTAATCCTAAAACAATGAGTACTGGAGAAAGAAAAAAATCAGATTTTATCATAATAATAGCTATGATCAAATTATTAAAAATTAGATACCCAAGTATTAATTTGCTTTTCTTAGATGAAATATTTTCCTCGATTGATGGATCTGGAATTCATGAAATTATAGGAATTCTTAAAGATACTATCCAAGATACAAAACTAAATACATGGGTAATAAACCATTCAGAATTGCCAGTTAACCTTTTTGATATTAAAGCAGAAGCCTATAAAGAAGGTGGCTTTTCTAAATTAGAATTAGAAACAATTTCCTAAGGATATATAATTAAACATTTTTCTATATGAGTCAATTATATGATTTAGAATTTAATAAAGACGATGTTGTTATTAGAAACATCCTTATTGGAGTTCTAGCAACATTAAATAATCGTATGTATTGGTATAATCAGATTAGTGAAACTGAGAAGAGGAAAATACCAGTCCCATTTTATTTTAGTACAACTGGTGATGAAAGATTCTTAATGGATTGTTTCATGAATAATGTTGCATATGAAGATCCAACATTACCAAGCGGTAAAGCTGAGGGTGTATACAATAAAATTCCTAGAGGAATATTACAATTAGATGGGGTCAATATAGATGCCGGTTCTTTAACTAATAAATTCGTTAGAGCATTTTATCAAAGAGTTCAAGATGATGGTACATTAAAAACTTTTAATTCCGAAGTCTTTATGGTTCCTTTGAAATTACCATTTACTGGTGAAATTTATGTAGATTCTAATTTAGATATTTTTAAAGCAATTCAAAGATTATTAGAATTATTCTATAAACATCAGGTTTTTCAAGTAGATATAGATGGAACTAGAATTCCAGCAGTTGCACATATGCCTGAAGACTATCAAAAAGAAAGGCCAATTGAATATTCATTCCAAGATAAAAAAGTTTGGAAAGTTACATTTGCTATAGAAGTTGATACCTTTATGCCAATCTTTAAAAATGAAGATAATGGCTTTATTGGTCCTGCAAATACTGAAATGTTTGCTGGAAACATTATTGAAAGTTGGCAAAATGGAATGAATATCGGAGCTCCGGGTGGAGGTGGTATTGGAAGTATTGATCCTTATACTGGTGCACCAGGTGGTAATGAATATAATGCCAATAAACAATGGCAAAAAGTTAACGCTAGATTTAATAATGGAAATGATGCTTGGCCAAACGATCCATCTGGTTTTGCTCATCCTTTACCTCCTGATGGTGGCGCTACGAGCGAGTAGTAATTAAATGTTGGTACAGAGATAAATATATAAACAAAATAAAAACACAATAATGGCTAAATTAAAAAATTTCGATGAGTTTTGTAACGAAAGCTTAATCTTAAGTAGCGAATACAATTATTATGGGCCAGGTTCTTTGGTTCCTATGATTAAACAATTAGTTAGAGAAGGTAAAGATTCTTCTATCATTCGGTCATATTTAACATCCCTTGGAGTTGAGGCTTGGAGGATAGATAAAGCAATGTCTGAATTTGAAGTTGCATTTGGTGGTGAAAAGAGAGTTAATGAATCAATTAATGAAGCAAAAGCTACATTTGAAGAAACCGCTAATAAATTCTTAAGTGAATTAAATGAAGAAGATCAACCTAAAAAAGCAACATTTGAAGATGCTGCTAATGCATTTTTATTAGATCTTCCTGGTTCTGATGAGGTTACTGAAAAACTAAATAAAGAAACTCTTCAAGTTGAAGAAGGTGATGGTGAAGATATTGATGATATGATCGATGATCTTGAAGATGGAGATGAGGATGAATACCAAGGTCCTGATGATGATGCTCCAAAAGATGGAGATGAAGAGAAAATAAAAGATAGCGATAATGCATCTCCAAAAGATAAATTAGAACAAGCTGCTAAAGAACTTGCTAAAGATTCTAAGAAATTAGAAAAGATTAAAAAGATATTAGGTGAAGCTGATTCAATTACAGTTGATGATNATGGTGAAGAGGTTAAAGATAAGGAAGGTATTGAAGATGCTAAAACTGGTGATGAGATCGAAGTTGAAGAAACATTTGGAGGAGATATTCCAAAAGATGGAGCTAAATCACATAGTGATCATCAATCAAAGCAAAAGAAATTAACTGAAGCACTTAACGAAGAAAATCTAAAAGATTATCTCTTAAAAGATATAAAACCCGACAAGGAATTCTACACGACAGTAGAAGATATAGCCAAAGGATGGAAAGTTGATATAAATGAATGCTATCTATTTTCTAGTGAGGCAAGTACTCCTGCAGAATTTGGCCAAGTAACAATACTGTATGATAAAGTTGCAAGTGGCCGCGGAAAATGGGAGAAGAATGATTATTGGAATTGGAGTGATAAGCTTTTAGTTGGACAAGATCTAACAGGAGAGCAGTATTTATTTCATCCAAAATACAAATCAGATCTAACGAAAATAGTTAAGACATGGCCGATAAATGAATCCGTTAATGATACTTGGAAACCATCACCAGGATTATTCATGCAACCTGCTACTATGATTGCTAAACATATTATGGAAGGTGCTGAATCTTTAGATCAAGCAATTGCAAGATTTGATAATCATGCGGAAAAGGTTAAACCACTTTTAGGAAATGCTGATAGACAAAATTTAGAAATGGTTAAACCTTTGCTAGAAAAAAAGCTAGGATAATACTTTACTACATTATTCAAAATAATGTTGAAGATATATAATTAAATTACTAATAAAAAAAATCGATACAAAATGTCAAAAGTCGTAGAAAATCTTAATTTGCGTACTAAGTTGGAAAATCTTTATGAATCATTGACCGAAAATAATGGAACATCTAAAATGTTAGTTGAACGTTATATTGGCCAATTAGATTTAAGATCAGATTATTCTATTCTTAGGGATGCATGTTTAGAGCTTAAACAATATGATTGGATCCCAAATATTAACAAATTCATAAATGAATCATTCGAATTTGTTTATGAAAATGAAGTTACTTTTGGGTTATTGAACACATTAGAGGCTTTGAGAGCTAATCGTGATTCTAAATCCTTTACCGCTGCAATTAATCAATTGGAAGAATTAAAAGATCTTAGTGAATCAGATCTTCGTAAAAGACTTCCTAATAAAATGAAAAAACATTCATGGGTTCCAGGTGTTAAAAATTTAATATCTGTTACTGAAACATTATCCGGAACTTCAGATACAACAGATCAACGCTTTACAAATACTAAACCGGTTTCACCATTACTAGAAAATGCTGAAGGTGATACATTATTTTATGTAGGTAAACGTGTATATGCAATGAATGAAAATGAAGATATTAGACTTGCAGAACGTGAAGAACTAACCGATGAATTTGCTTCATTAGTTCAATTAGCTGAGAATTTTACTTTTACTGAAAATGGATTAAGATTGAGTTCTCAAAATAAAGTTGTTGATATTAAAATTGATGAAGGAAACGTCACCGTTGAAATGGATGGTAAAGAAATTAATAAAAACCATTTATCTGCATCATTATTATCTACTGGAAAATTTAGAACTGATGAATATTCTACAATTAAAGTTTTAGAACATGCCGTTGCAAAAGCAAATGATTTATACGAATTAGATTTTGTTGATACAATTAATTCAAATGTTTACGAAGGTGTAAGTGTTAATGTTCTTAAAACTAAAAATGGAGTTTATATAAATAAGATCAATGATTCAATGAATGAAAATACATTAGTTAAACCAGATTCTACTAAAGATGCTGTTAATATGGTTTCTGAATTTGTTGATTATGATATTACTAATTCAGTAGCAGATTTACTTGAAGGTGAAGCTAATGAAGAATCTAAAAAAGTAGAAGCAGAACATGATATCTATGAAAGAATAGATTATATTAAAGATGAAATATCTAAATTATCCGAATTAAATATGGATGATATGAACTCAATACAAGAAGCTAAGAAAGTTCTTAATGATGCATTATTAAAAGAACAAGATAAGCTTAATAAAATGTTCAAATCAAAAGGTGTAACTGTTCATGAAGATTCATCTGATTCTGATTATGTTCCTGGAGAATTAAAAATTAAAGTTGGAACATATGCACCTGGAACGAAAGTTCAAGTTGCTGCAGGTTCTTTTACTGAAGGTGGAACCAAAGATATGATCTCTACTATTTTGCCNTCAAATGAANTTGTTNATGTTCAAAAGAAATACTTATCTGTAGAAATTTAATCAAACACATATCCCTCGTTTGGAAAGGAGTCCTTTTGGGCTCCTTTTTTTAGTTTGAAACAATTCGTGTCCATCAGCATATAATATATAAATAAACAGAAACATCTAAAGATATGGCAAAAGTATATTTAAGAAATAAAGATTTACTTGCTGAGATTATCAAATCTAAAGAGCAAGATAAGCTGACCCCAGAAGCAGTCCAAATGTTAATTATGCTTTCAGAAAGGGCAATTAGAAAATTAAAATATAGAAATCCAGAAGATAGGAATGATTGTTTATCTTTTGCTCAATTAGATCTATTCAAATATTGGGATAGATTTAATCCTGAAAAATCTACAAATGCATTTGCATATTTTACTCAAATTGCTAAAAAGGGATATGCAAAAGGATGGAATAAATTATATCCAAAAAAATATTCAGGTACTATTCGTATCTCAGGATCAAGTGATGATGGTGGTATCTATTCTATATGAACATTAAAAATAATAAACCAAAGAAGAAGTCTGGTTTTAGTCAAGGCTATTTCCCATTAAATGAATGTAAAAAATATCATGGCAAAGGCCCTATTATTTACAGATCATCATGGGAAAGGAAATTTTGTTTATATTGTGAAGCTAATCCAGAAGTCATTAGATGGGCATCTGAACCAGTTAAAATAAAATACATCAATTCTTTAGATGGACGGGAACATTCTTATTTCCCGGATTATTACATTCAATTAAAAGGAAACACCGAATATTTAATTGAAGTTAAACCTAAAGCTCAATTAAAAAAACCAAATCCTCCGAAAAGAAAAACAACCAAAGGTGTCAAAAACTATAAATATGCATATGAAATGTACGTAACAAATATGTGCAAAATTAAATATGCTGAAGAATATTGCAATAAACGAGGTTGGCAATTCAAAATAGTAACAGAAGACTTTTTTAAAACAATTAAACTATAATGGCACAAATAATCGGAGAAGCATTTGCAGAATTACCTGAATTAAGTCAAATTGGTAATGGAGATTTTGAGAATTATGTTAAAGAATGGGAGAAGAATTATGGTGGTGCTGGTCAAGCAGCTAAATATGCAAGAGATTGGTTTGATTCAACATTAGCAGATAAAGATTCGACTTACATTCAACCTTTTAGCCAAAGTGAATTAACATGGGGTAAAATGTATCATTTTGAATATGATCCAGTTACAAGAGACAAATTATCCTATTTTGATAACTCACCAATGGTAATTTCTTTAGGTAAACATCAAAATGGAAAAACAGAATTAGGTATGAATTTAAACTTTTTACCTAAAGCTGTTCGTTATTGGATGGTAGGCAGAGTATTTCAAGTATATGCTGGAGATATTAAAAATGCATCAAAAGGGAAAAAATGGAGAAGAGCTTTTGAACAAGAGGAAGTGCAAATAGAATATGATATGATGAAGAAATGGCTTTGGAAATATGGATTTGATTTTTGTATCAGACAATATTATATGAATAAAACACGAGATTTAGCTGTTATTTGTTATGAAGATTGGATAAGAGCCGTAATGATTGATTGGAATAATTTTGATCAAGTTCAAGAAAATCAAGTTAAAGCATTGTATGATGACTATCTTAAAAAGGTGGGCAAATGAAAAAGAATATATAAACTAATAATAAAAAAATCGTAAAATGGCAGGATTTGTTGAAAGGGGAGAAGGCGGAAATAGTGATAGACGTTTCGTCGCTTCTAATGCATTAAAACAATTGAGCTCATTCGGAATGAAGTACGATGATATGGTACTTCGTAATTCACAAGCCGTTGGTATTGTGGAAGATCAATTTGGTTGGACTTATGACCCTAGAGGGTTAGTTGGTGGTGATTATGATGATTATGCTTTGTTTGCAAACTTAGCACTATCTGATATAGCACTTAAAAAATCAATATCTATATTTGACAAATCATATCCTAAGAAAAGAGAAGAGCTTAGGAGATTTGCTGTACAAGATGAAATAGAAGAAATTTTAGATACTTTATGTGATGAATGTATAGTATATGATGATAAAAACTATTTTGCAGATCCTTTATTATTTGATGATGATTTATTGGCTGATGATAAAGTAGATGAGATTAGAGGAGCTATATCAATCAATTTTAAAAGAATATATCAATACTTTGGTTTTAACAATGATATAACTGCATGGTCATACTTTAGAAAATGGCTAGTGGATGGTTATCTTGCCTTTGAGATTATATATGATAATGACCAAAGAAATATTATAGGATTTAAGGAATTAGATCCAATTACATTAGAACCTGGAATTGATGACCAAGGAAAAAGAGTTTGGAAACAATTTAAAGATATACCAGCTAAAGCAAGAGTACTTTATGATTCTCAAATCATTTATCTTTCATATGCAAACTTAAATTCACCAACCAGAATTTCTTATACAGAAAGATTAATACGTTCATTTAACCTTCTAAGAATTATGGAACATTCTAGAATTATTTGGGCAGTAGTTAATTCTTCATTCAAAACTAAATTTATTATACCGGTTGGAGGTAAGTCAAAAACAAGAGCAAAACAATCACTTGGTGTTCTTATGCAAAACTATCGAGAACAAGTTGATTTTGATTATGATTCAGGTGAATTATCAACTAATGGNCGTCCAATGATGCCATTCAATAAAGAGTATTGGTTACCNGAAGGTGATGCTGGTTCTCCACAAATCGAAACAATCGGTGGTGATGGACCTGATCTTTCAGATACAGACTCATTAAATTACTTTAAAGAAAACTTAAGACGTGTATCTAAAATACCAATGAATAGATTCGATGTTGAAAATCCTCCATCATGGGAATTAAATGCTGAAGGAATGACAAGAGATGAAATCAAATTTGGTAGATTTATTAATAGACTTAGATCCGTATTCCAAGAAATAGTGGTTAAACCATTATGGATCCAAATGACTTTAGATTATCCAGATCTTATGAATGATGATTCATTCAAAGCTCAAGTAGGTGTTAAATTTAACAAATATAATATCTTTGAGGAGATGAAAGAAATGGAATTATTACAAAAACGAATTGACTTTGTTACCGCAATGAAAGATGGTCTTGTAGACTATGATCCTGATGGTAATGAGATCAAATATTTCTCTTCTGAATGGCTAATTCGCCGATTCATGGATATGAGTGAAGCTGAAATTAAAGCTAATCAACGAATGAAGGACAAGGAACAAGAGAAACTTGATGCAATGGCAGAAGAGGAGGAATAAAAATTCAATAGAAAGACAAAGATATATATTAAAATAGCAAAATAATCTATTATCCATGGAAAACAAAAATTTGTTAGTACTCGAAAGATCATCTTGTGTGTTAGAGGCAAAAGGCACAGGGGATGATAAATACGTTTTAGAAGGTACTTTCTCAGAAATCGGAAAAAAGAATAAGAATAATCGTATTTATGATGAGAAAGAACTTATTCCTCATATCGATGCCTTAAGAGAAAAAATTAAAGAAGGCAAGCTTTTAGGTGAATTAGACCACCCTAAACAATTTGATATATCATTAAAAAATGTTTCTCATGTTATTGAGGAAATTGAATATGATAAAGCAAATAAAATTGTCAAAGGAAAAATTCGTTTACTAGATACTGAAGCTGGAAAACAAGCCCAAGCATTAGTTGATGGTGGTATTCCTATTCATATTTCTAGCAGAGCTGCTGGGGTTGTAGAAAACAANGGTCATGTAAAAATTAAGAAACTTTTTACTTATGATTTAGTNGCAGATCCAGGCTTTGANAATGCTGAATTAAAACGTGTCAATGAAGCATTGGGATTCTCTAATGANGGTGATATACAAATTTACGAACTGAATGGATATATAGAAGAGAACAATAAAGAAATTCAAAAAGAATTANAAAATACAATGGAAAAAAATACTTCTGAAAACCCAATCAATGAAGGAACTGGGAATTTTGTTACCGTAGAAGATTTTAACGAATATTCAAAAATCGTAAAAGAATCAATCGAAAGAATCACTGGTGATGTTGATAAAATGAACGAGACTTCTCAAGTCGGTGACTTAGTAAAATATTCTGAGTCTATCGCGAAACGTGTTAATCAAATATCTGGTTATGTAGAACATGTTGCAGAAAACGTAGATAATCTTATTTCTCATAATGATTACATCATTGAGAATCTTGATAAGGTTAAAGATTATGCTGAATATGTTGGTTTAAAAACCGATCAAAATATAGAATATTCAAAACACATAGCAGAGAATGTTAATTCGAGAACAGAATACCAAGATTATGTCAATGAACATGTTGATAAGGTAATTGATTATCAAAATTACTTGGTAGAAGGTATTGATGCCGTTGCAAATTATACAGAATATATTAAAGAAAACCTAGAAAATCTAGGTAATTATACAGATTACGTTGCTACTTCAATAAATGAAAGTGGTATTACAAAAGAAAATCCTGTTGAAAATGTTAATGAAGCTGAAACTCCAAATGAAACAGATGTTGTTTTAACGGAGACAGAAACATTTAAAACAGACTTAAATGATAAAATTCAAGCGTTAGTCGAATCAGCTAAGAAGCAAAAAGTTGAAGAAACCGCTGCAAATACACATTTCTTACATTTCTTAAATGAAGATCGTAGAGAAGAATTCAAATCATTTGATGATGAGTCTAAAGCGAAAGTTATTAGGGCTTATGAATCAAATAATTGGTTCGGATCTACTGAGGTTTCAGGAATATGGGAAAGTGTATTCACACCAGTCGAAAAAACAATCAACTGGCTAGATAATATGCCTACTAAATTCGCAAACTCATGGAATTCATTAAATGAATCTCAAAAGAATGCTATTAAAGGTCAGGCAACTATGAGAAATCTTGATACACAATACAAGATCGATCATTTCTGGTCAACTAGAGAGTTAAGGGCTACTAACCCATCTGAACAAATTAATGAGTCTCCTAAGATGGTGGTTGAAAATGAATCACCTGAATATGAAACTTCATCTGTTTACATGGAAACTGTTGCAGAGGAACTTAAAAAGCGCTTTAATAAGTAGAAATTTCTACTAAATAACCAAACCCTAAAAATAATTAGATAATCATGAATTTAATTAATGAATCTGAAATCTACGGAAAGTGGTCTCCTATTATTGAGAGTACTACTGGAATAGAGGACAGAAACAAACTCGATTGGATGTCTAAGTATTGTCATAACCATGAGCTTTATGAAAATAACGTTTATGCTCAAGTTGGTTCTGTAAATGGTATGGGTGCTACAAGGTTTCCTGGTGATCCAGGATTACAAACTACCTTTGGTGCTCAAACTACTGGTTCTGGTGATAAGCCTTACACTTTGCTTCCACTTGCTATGCAAGTTGCTGCTCAGACTGTAGGTTTAGACCTAGTACCTGTTGTACCTATGAATGGACCAATGGGTGTATTGACATACCTTGACTTCGTCTATGGTGGTGGTAAAATACCAACACTTGGACAAACTGCTGCATTTAATGCAACAGGCGCAAACAGAGCAGGTGCTCCAGATAACCAACCTTTAATAATCAAAGATGCAACTACTTTTGCAGGTACAACTGCATTTGTTGAAGGTACTCAATATACGGTTTCTACTGGTGCTACTGTTACTTATGCTGGTGTATCTAGAATAGATGGAAATGATATTTTCCGTATCGATTCTACTGGTGCATCTACCGTTGCTGAAGTATTTACTGCTGGTGCACTTATCAGTACAACTG